GGACTGGACGGACCCGCGTGCGGTTTACGGCACACCGGGACTGTAAGTAAGTCCCAACAACGCAGAAGGGTGGGGGGGCTATCGAATGTCCCCCCTAACTTCTCCATACGTGAATTGGAGAAACCAACATGGGTTTAGTTAACATTCAAATGACCAACTTCGACAACGGTCTCAACAACCGTAATGCCGGAGACCTTTTCGGATCGATGGCACAACTCGATCCCTCACGCTTCCATACTTTTATGGAAGATTTCGATGAATTTATCGCTGCGCAGTGGACGCTGGTTACTACCGGTGCGACTGCACAGATAGCTGCTGACGGTGGTGTACTTCAGCTTACAACTGGAGCAGTGGCGACCAACGAAGAGTCGATGATCAAGGTTCCCGATAACTTTGACATTACTCAACCGAGGCCGACCTACTTCCGCGCGAAGATCGAAGTGGACGAGGCAACGGAATGCAACATCAACGTCGGTCTGGCCGACAGTGCTGCACTGGTTCCCAACAACTGTATCCAGTTCCGCAAGGACACGAGTGATCTCGATCTGGATGTCCTGCTTCGATCTGGTAGCGCAGACATCGATGTAGCGCTTGCCGTCGCATCGATTGCTGATGCCACGTCGTTCACTGTCGAGTTCTACTGGGATGGACAAGATCGGATTTACTACGGTGCCAACGGTACGCCTCTGGGCTTCCTTGACGCATCAACGTTGCCGGTTGGACCCTTGGCTCCGACGCTCAGTGTGTTTGCAGGTGCTTCAGGTGCCGTAGCTCTGGACCTCGATTACCTCTTCGCGGCGACCGAGCGTAGCTAAGGAGAGCGGACATGAGACCTATTCAGCAAATTAGGCAGCTGGATGCAGCGGACCCCAATGGAATTTGCGTAGATCAGCAGATAGGAGGTGCAGGCTTCTTGCTGATCAACGGAGCTTTTTCTGACGGGGGCGTTGCACCTGCGACGCTCGATGTGCAGCGGCGAGTGGAATTGGAGTCTGTCGGTGCTCTTAGCGGCATCAACTTCACGATCACAGGCACTGATGAGCAGAATCGTCCCATCAGCGAAACGATTGCTGGTCCCGCTGCTGGGACCGTCGAAACTCAGCTCGACTTCCTCACTGTGGATTCGATCTTTGCTGATGCTGCTGTCGGGACCAATATTGAAATCGGCACTAACGGAGTTGGTGGTTCCATTGTTATTCCTGTCGATAAGAACGTAACACCGACGAGCATCGGTCTCGCACTTATCATCACGGGAACGGTGAACGTCACTGTGCAGCATACGTTCGACAGTCCGTGGGAAGACGCCAGCACCATTCTCACGTGGTTCGATCACCCAACTCTCGCAGGAGAGACGGCAGATGCGGACGGCAACTTGGCGTTCCCTCCTCAGGCAGTCAGGTTGCTTACCAACTCCGGTATTGGCACCTGTGAGTTCGATCTCGTTCAAGCGGGGTTAGCGGCATGAGCAACGGACTGGCAGGCGGAGACATGGCTGGTAACGTGGGGAGCGACTTTGTTCGCGTCCCGCGTTTCCTTTTTGAGGACTCACCCCAACTTGCAAAGAAGGTTGCAGACTTCGAGGAGCTGCAGAGCAAAGCGCAGGAGGCTGCTGCTGTAATCGGTGATGTTAGCGAGATCGGCATCATCAAAGAGCAGGCTAAGCAGGCCCGAGCAGAAGCTGACACAGCGTTGGCGGAAGCGCTGGAGAAAAGCGAAGCTATTGTCGAGGAGGCTAAAACTCAGGCGCAGCTGATCGTGGAAAAAAGCACGCAGGAAGCGGATGCATTAACGGCAGAGGCGCAAAGCCTACATGACCGCGAAAAATTAGCGCTCACGCGGGCGGAGAGCACTGTTGCTGCCGTGGAATCCGAAAAGAGAACCAACGAAGCTCGCGCAGGTGAGTTGGATGGTCGGGAAGCCTCACTCCAACAGAAAGCTGATGCCCTCGATACGAGAGCTAATGAGCTTAAAGGGAAAGAAGACCAGCTCGTGAAGGTGCGCGAGCTGATCAACACTGTAGTCTGAGGTAACTCATGACTGCACAGTCGGGTCTAGGTTTCTCAGGGATTGTAGCGATACAGATCCCGGATGACGGCGCGACTGGAGAAGTTCTAACCAAGCTCACCCCTGATAACTACGACTACGATTGGCTTGCCGGTGGAGGCGGAGGTGGGCAGGTAGATTCCGTTGTCGGTGGCGTTAATATTAACGTCAATGCGGCGGATCCTATCAATCCCATTGTCAATCTCGACGCAGCCATCACTGGCGTGTCCGTCAACGGAGTGACGCTCACTGCGGCTGGTGCCGCAACCAACTTCCTTGACGAAACCGGAGCCTACTCAGTTCCAGCTGGCACTGGCATTACCATTGAGGAAGAGGGCGTTCCGCTAGCGACTTTAGCGACCTCTCTTGATTTCGTAGGTGCCAGCATCACAGCCAGTGGTGTAGGAAGCACCAAGACGATAACGGCAGTTGATCAGGTCGTCACGAGTCTGTTCCTGAGTGGTCTTTTCGGAACGATACTGAACTTGACGCAGACATTCGGCGCGTCTCCCATCAGTGTAGACCTTGCTGCTGCTCTAGGTCTGAGCAGTTTGCAAACTCTATACGATGTCGATCCAACAGTCCCACAGATTACTGTCAATCCTACTGATGAGTTGACGATTGATGCGAACGCTGTCGGAGGTGATGTCTTCGCAGTGAGAGATGAGGCAGACGTTGATCTGATGCGCATGAATACGACCGGCAGTGACATCTTCGGTGGTACTGGTGTAGCCGACATTCTGAATCTCCAAGGGGCGAATGCTGCGGGTCGTGGCACGATCAATACTCACGGTACGATTCTTATCGATTTTGATTGGACTACAGATATTGGTTTCTATGCAATCCGATGGGCGAACACTATTCCCGCTACTGGATTGGCAGTCGCTGGTCTCTTCCAAGTTGCGAACATCCTCACTGTCGATTCTCCTACGTTCATTTCTTCAACCGTAGATGACCTCAGTAACATTCGGTGGACGGTCAATCCGGGGTTCGCGGTACAGACACTGTTCTTTGCGAGACCTACATATCGATCAACGACTGTTGGCATTTCACCTTCACAATCTTTCATGTACGCGGCTCAGGGTCAGTATCATATAACTGGCGCAGGAGTCACCCCGGTCGTTACTTATCGTGGGTTCAGTTTCGCTCCAATCATCCGTGTCGATAACGCAGGTGACGAACTGAATCTTGGTAGCACTACTGGACTGATTCTCCAGCCTCTTTTTAATACGCGCAACGCAACGGCAGTCGCAAACTACGGAGTTATCCGTGGCGTTCACATGACCAATGCTACGACCATTCTCTTTGGTCTCGGTATCGGTTCTGAGATCGCAACTGACTGGATTGGCCTCGACATGGATGTGCTCACTGGTCTCGTTGTTTCGGGCAGTCGGATAGCAGTTCGCTCAGCCATCATAAACTTCGCATCGAACTACCTCATCTTGAATACAGGTGGCGCGCAATCTGACTTCGGTGCTGGCAACGTTCATGTCGATGATGACACGTCTTTCTCCATGGGCAACGTCATCGCTACACCTGACGCGGAGATGCAGTGGCTACCGGCAAACAACGCACTTGACTTGAGCGGTGGTCGTGTTCGTGTTCGAGGCGCGATGGAGTATCCGCCGATCACTCCGGCAGCACTGGGTGCAGGCAACAACAACGATTGGACCGGCTTGTTGACGGATGCGTTCAGCGCAAATATGCGACATTGGGCACGGATCAGTGGCAACGCGACGACATCTGTCTTGACTGGTATCGATGCGACTGCAGCTGAAGACGGTGACACATTTGACCTGACAAACATCAGTGCGAATGCTATTGAAATTACGGATGAGGATGTAGCATCACTAGCAGCCAACCGCATCATCACCGCTACGAACGACACCTACACGCTCGAAGCGGACGAGACAATCAAGGTGCGTTACGATACGACTAATTCACGTTGGCGCATCATCGACAAAGCGGCACCTCCTCTACAGACCTTACACCTGAGCGGAGACCAGTTCCGTAGAGGTGTGACTGCGCCCACGGATGTTACCATCGGCTCGACGCCAACGATTGCAGCGCTCCAGTTTGCACTGGTCGGTGAACTGGCATCCTTGTACCACTCCTTCCCCGAGGATTTGGACAGGAATCATGATATTACCCTCCGGCTCCAGTTTTCTCTCGCTGCGGTCGAGACCAACGGAGATACTTGCGACTTCACTTGCGATTACACTGCACCGACGATTGCGACTGGAGCGGGGATTGCTAAGGCGAGCACTCAGGTCACCGGACAATTTACAGCGGTGACTGGTAGGCTTGCAATCGGAGACATGTACACCATGGACATTACTTTCCCGTTCGCGGATGCTACGAACCCTATCGCAGTGGCTCTTGGCATTGCATTTGAGATTCACCTGACAAATACGACTGGGGTGGGCATCATCGATTTGGTTGATGGTGATTTCATCTACACGGCACTGAGGAAATAATATGACGACTCTCTCAGACGCATGGCAAGCAGGCATCGACGCAGTCGTTGCTGACAATACGCTCAACAAGGGTGGCTTCGCTGATGCGATTCGTACCGTCATCACCAGTAACTTCAGTAACGCTGAGGCTACGGCTTTGATTGATGCCGTTGCAGGGGAAATCAATCGAGTGGGAGTGATCAACAACCCCACCTATAACAACATGCGTTTAAGCATCATTGACGATGCGGTGGCGCACAGAGCATTGTTCGATTCGCTCAGTACTATCGGACAGCTCCAAGAAACTAAGCCAGCTGATGCAGCCCTTGAATTGATCGAGCTGCGAGCTGAGCGAGATGAAATCGACACAAGCATCACTACGATGCAAGGCTTTAAGACTGGCGCAACTCGTCAGGTCAAAGATGCACTGGGCCAAGGCATCGAAAATTTACGCGGCCACAAAGAACAGATTCGGCAACGAATTCAACAGATCACAGGAGATCCAGACTCATGAAACGGAACGTTGGATTAACATACGGGGAATTTGAATTCCCTTCGGAACAGGGCTTCACTGGTTCTCGCGTCAAGGGCTACAAACGTGGTGGTCCAGTGAAGAAAATGGCAGGCGGCTTCATGGGACCAGAGCGTGAGATCCAAGTCGATGATGTGACGATCACGACGCCTCGTGCGAAAGGTGGTTACATGAAAGGCGGCATGCACGGCAAGCTGAAGAAAGCTGGCGCAAAGATGGGCTACAAGTACGGTGGTCAGGTGAAGAAGTACGGTGCGAGCGGCGACACCTCCGATGAGTTCAAGATGAAGAAGGGCAAGCAGAAGACCATGGACCATGGTGTTCAGCCCGCTCGTCGCGGGAAGAATGCCCGCAATCAGGCCGAAGCAGAAGCTGGTGGCACTGGACGTTTGAAGCCGGGACTGAAAAAGGGCGGCTACATGAAAGCTGCGGCTAGTTCTGGTGGTGGTGCACTGGCTGATGCTGCTCTTAAACATGCCAAAAAAGTTTTGCACGGTAAGCATAAACTGAAAGCACCCAAAAATGCACGTCAAGCTTCGAAGGCAGGCATGCCGAAGAACGTCAAGTGCAAAGGTGGCAGCGTTGGGTACGCGAGAGGTGGCAGCATAAAAAAATAGCGAGGCGAGAAGCTGAGAATGTAATGGACAAACACATCAAAGCTCCTCGCCCACGCGGACATCAACAACGTCCACGCGGTGGACGGGGAAGTAGCGCACGCGGAGCGAGATAGATGCCGACATCAGGGACAATTGGTTCAACAACATTTTTGAACCAGCAACTCATCGACCACGCCTTCCGGCGTTGCAAGATGGTTGAACAACAGATCACAGGTGAGCATCTGCAGATTGCTCTCGAACTGCTGTGGCTGTATGTAATGACGCTCAGCAATAAGGGCATCAAGCTCTGGAATGTTGTGCCGATCATCCTGCCGATCTACGAGCGTGTGCAGACGGTGCCGTGTCCTCTTGGTACTGAAGCCACGTACACGATCAACTTGCGTAATCAGAATCGGCTCACTGGCGACGCAACTGCATCGGAAGGCGTAGCTGGCAATGCGTTCGACAGTGACCTGACGACAGCGTGCACGCAGGTGTCGATGTTGGGCACGATCACCATGGCACTGGACAGTGCGATGGCAATCTCTACCTTCGGCATCATGCCCAACGTCTCTGGGACGTGGGACTATGTGATCGAAGCGTCGAACGATAATTTCGTGACTGCAGTGCCGTACATCACACGCACCGAGCAAGAAGTCGTTGCCAACGAATGGATCTGGGAAGATGTGCAGGCACCGAGTCGCGTCGTGGAGTTCGATGCGTGGCGACTGCGTGCGACCGGTACCACAGTGCTCGATGTGATTGAGTTGGTCTATCAGAACAAGCCCAACGAGATTCCGATGTACAAGCTCAATCGGAACGACTACGCAAACCTGCCTGACAAAGCGAGCACTGGACGACCGACTCAGTTCTGGTACGACAGGCAACGCACACGACCGGAGATCGAGTTGTGGCCTGCACCCGGTGCTGAGTTCACGTTCGATCAGGTGACCGGATTTATCCAGCGACAGTTGCAGGATGTCGGTGCACTAACAGACGAACTGGAGGTGCCGGATCGTTGGTACCTCGCAATTATTTGTGAGCTTGCTCGACAGCTGAGTCGTGAGATTAAAGAGGTAGATGTTTCACAGCTACCGTTCATCGATATCGACGCAGAAAAATATTTGAAAGACGCATGGGATGGTGAGACCGACGAGTCGGAAGCGTACCTGCGTCCTAACATTGCACCGTACACGAGGTAGTCATGCCAGTTTTTTTAGACCCAACAGGCAACTCAACTTACGGCATCGGCATTTGCCAGAGATGCTCGCGGAAGTTTTTCTTGAAAGATTTGCATTCGGACCCGAACAGTCCGGGGATCAAGGTCTGTATCGATGATCTCGATGACTACGATCCATATCGTCTGGCTCCGCGTCAGGCTGATCGCATCACGCTGCCGTTCTATCGGCCCGACCAAGACCTGACGACAGGAGGTCCGGATCCGAACGTGAACTTCCTCGGTGGTGTGCGCGAAGCTTTCGGTGAGAGCCCACGTGCAACGGAAGACGGCAGGCTACGTGTGCTTGAAGAATCGGAAATTGACGGAAACGAGGAAGCCGATAATGCCTAACATCTTTATTTCAGGTCTGCCACTTGCGACGTTGCCGTTGGACGGACCTAACAGTTTCTTCGAAGTGCAAACCATCGAGGCTGGCATTACAGTCAGTCGTAAGATTGCGGCTGACGATATAAACATATCCTCCGCTATCGTAATTGAGGACGAAGGTGTTCCTCTTGCGGGTGGAGCGACGACGCTGGACTTTGTCGGTCCCAATGTCGTAGCGAGCGGTGCAGGTTCGACGAAAACAATCACGATCTCCGGTGGAGGGGTGGTTAACTCGGTCGTTGGCGGAGTAAATATCAGCGTCAATGCTGGGGATCCAATCAATCCTGTTGTCAACCTTGACGCAGCAATCACAGGTGTCAGTGTCAACGGAGTCACGTTGAACGATGGAGGAGCTGCTAGCGACTACCTCAATGAGACTGGTGTTTACAATTCTCCAACGAACGGGGTTGTGTTGAGTTCTGCTGGTGCAGCGACAGATTACCTCGATGAGACGGGTGCATATTCGGAGCCTGCGGGATCAGGAATCTCCGGGATCATTTCGACAACTGTTAGTCGGGTTGGCATCTTAAGTGACAGGGGTCAGACGGTTGGTTTCACTGGCGCTAATGCAGGCCAGACAATGACCATCCCTGCGAACGGTGCCGTTGCTTATCCGATAGGAACACTCCTAGGTTGGGACAATGACGGCGTCAATCCGTTTAGCATCGCAATCACAACCGACACGTTGATCTTTGCGGACGACGCATCTACCGGTACAAGATCATTGGCAGCAGGTGGAGCAGCAGTGGCACAAAAGATCGCTGCAACTAGGTGGAAGATCGCAGGAGCAGGACTAAGCTAATGTCATTGCTTCAACGAAAATTTTCACTGGCACAGAAGGGGGCTGCTCCTCTTGTGATCCAGTTCAATGCAGGAGCATACGATCAAACCCGACAGACGTTTGATGACCCTGCACAGATCGGAATTATCTTTGATTTCAACACCGGAGAGGTCAGACAATCAGATCAGCTTGGACCCGGATTTCAGATCGGCACATTTTACACGGGTGCTGGCTTTGATCAGAACGATTACGATTTCATGTGGGATCAGCAAGGTGCTTTCGCGCCAAACCTAGCGTTCACTCAGATCAATGTGTGGGTGGCAGGTAGCGGACTTGGCTCTGGTCCCGAGTGGCAGTACGAAGTCAACAACCCAGTTGGCGGACCTCCGGAAATACCTGATGGAATTCTTCGGATACGAGACGCGGGCACTATGGTTGAGATTACGACAGCGACTAATACGATGGAAGTTATCGAAGGACCTTAATTTTACGTGGGCGAAAGCCTTAACTTAGGAGAAAAAGAAATGGCAAAGCAAGAAGTAAGTCCAGTCCAGATTCAGATGGCTGCGGCAGCGGGTGTGAAGTTGTTACAGGTAGATGATCTACCGGTGCCACTGTCGGTGGCAAAATCCGGCGCACTGGGTGTCCTCGAAGGGATGCTGCAGGCACTGGCACAAGGTGAAGTTGTGCTTGCACAACCGCAGCCGGAAAATTCTGGAGGAGGTGACCCAAAGCCCCCCATGGCTCCCGTGGAAACCCCACCCCAAGGGGACCAAGGCCCAAGCGGGGAAGAAGGAAAGGCCGCAAACGAAAGCGCTGAAGACCCAAAGCCTGAAGCGTAAGGAAGAGGATTATGGCTGCAAGAGAAGTTTCAGTAAGCACAATTTTTAGTACCGTTGCGTCTCTTGCGGTCCTGATCCCCGTTCTGTGGTACGTCGGCAAGCCACTCATCTCCAATGCATTGGCTGAAGACTTCAAGCAGATCGCACAGGATCAGGCGCAGCCAATTAAGTCTGCGTTCTCGGTGCTGCTGACACGTGACATCAATTCGCTGCGCAAAGAGATCGCAGCGTTGAAGTTCCGGCAGCGTCAGGACACGGACTGGGAGTCAGAGGACGCAGAGTATCTGACTGATCTGCAGATTGAGCTGGAAGCGTTGCAAGAAGCGAGAGCAGAATTGAAAACGGAAGACACTTCGTGATTGATCGCGAACAATTTATTGACCTGATCATCGAGCCGACTCTCGAAGATCTGGGCTTGTATTCGACAGCAGCTTCCGAGCTGGTGCTGGGCACATGTCTTCAAGAGTCGAGACTTATTTACATCAAGCAGCTGGGCAGCGGTCCAGCGTTGGGCGTGTGCCAGATGGAACCCGCAACGCATGATGACATTTGGAATAACTACCTGCAGTTCCGTGACAGGCTAGCAGCAGCTGTGTCTGAGATCGGAGGCCCGGATTCGCGAGAGCTGATCTGGAATTTGAAATACGCAGTTGCGATGTGTCGTGTGCATTACAGGCGTGTGCGCGCTCCACTTCCGCAAGCAGGTGACCTGAAACATCAGGCTACTTACTGGAAGGAGCACTACAACACAGATCTCGGACGTGGCACGACGGACGAGTACATCAATAACTGGAGGAAGGGACATGAACATTAACACTCTCACAGGAGCACTCATTGCAGCGCTGATTCTGTTTGGATCAAGCGTCGTAACGCTGTTCACCAGCAATCCAGATCTGACGTTCGCCGATCTAACGACAGCGACGTGGGTCTCTCTTGTCGGTGGTGCAGCAGTAGCATTCTTTAAAGATTACCAAGCGCTCACGGTGCGGCGTACGGTGAACAAAATCTCAGGCACCGGGGATGGAGGTATTTAGTATGGTGAGGAAACTCGACTACCGCTACGCATGGTTGATGCTTTGGCTCTTTGCTCTTGCAGGATGTCAGACTGCAAATCCCATTGCGGCAGCGGAAACATCTGAGCAGCGAGCATATGCTGCTTACGGCACGTTTGTCATCGTACAGGAGACGGCTGCTGATCTTGTTGAAGATCCAGCCATCCCTCGCGGTGTAAAACTACGCATCATTCAGGCAGAGGAACGAGCGAAGCCGGTGGCCGACAGTTTGTTGGACGCTTACACGGCATTTCTAATTATTAAGGGCGAATTCGACGCGGGAGAAACAAGCGAACAGCGCTTACTCAGCGCGTCGAGGGAACTTGACGGTTGGATTACAGAGTTAGCTCCCCTGATAAATGAAATAATTCGAAACATCAAAGGAGCACAATAACAATGGATCCAATCTCACTAGCAATACTCGCAATCAATGGTCTGAGTACGGTGTTGTCCAACCCTGCATTGGGTGGTGGCAGCAGCGTAAAGTTCGGCCAAGCCTCCGAGCTACTCGGCATACTCGGCGCTTTAATTTCACAAGGTGATGATGCTCTCGACGAACTCAAAGTGTTCACCAAAACCATCGAAGACATGGCTGCGCAAGGTAGGCCACCCAATGACAGTGAGTGGGCTGTCATGCGTGCAAGGTCTGACGATGCACACGCGCGTCTGCAGGCAGCGAAGGAGGAACTTCTTGAAGAAGAAGAGCCGGAAGAAACTGTGGACGACGAAGTACCAACCGACACCGTTGACTCTGAACCAGCTTCACCCGCAGAAGATACGCTGCCGGATGATGACAACCCAGTCGTCGATCCCAACGCGTAAGGAGTAACCCATGGCTGTTTCGATGACATTCAACTCGCTCTTAGAAGATCTCCGAAAATATCTGGAGCGAGGCACGAGTGTGGATCCGACAGTATTCGAGCAGCTCCCCTCTCTGATTAATCTCGCAGAGCGGGAGCTGGCGAACCGACTGAAGATTCTTGGCTTCGTTACTGTCGTCACGGACACCATGGGGGTTGGACAATCAGTTATCCCGAAACCTGATCGCTGGCGTGACACTATCAGCATCAACTTCGGCGTGGGCGTTACTCAGGTACGCACCCCTCTGTTTGCTCGCGCGTATGAATACTGTCGGCGTTATTGGCCTGATGAGGCACTCACAGCCCAGCCAAAATTCTATGCCGACTACGATTACTTTAACTGGTTGATTGTTCCCTCGGCGGATTTTGCTTATCCGTTCGAGGTGAACTATTGGGAGTTGCCTGCGCTACTGGATAACACCAACCAAACGAACTGGACGACGGACTTTGCCCCGAACGCCCTGCTTCATGGTGCACTCCTGCAGGCAACTCCATTTTTAAAGAACGATGAACGAATTGATGTGTGGGAAAAAATTTACGAAAAGGACCTTGCGATTCTCGAAGGTCAAGACATCAAACGTATCGTCGATAGACAAGTCACAAGGGATACAGTCTGATGTCTTATACCGACGTATTTGGAGGCAACCTGATCTTCCCATCGAGGGTCAGTTATCTCGAACTCGAAACAGCCATCGATGTTGTTTTGCAATGGCCGACTGAGCAGCAGATCACAGGCGGCGACGTCGTTGCGGATGTCATGGATGTCAACACTACGGCTCCGGCACTCAACATAGACATGCCCGACGCGAGGAACACCTCGCTGGGTAATAAGGCGACGTTCAATAACGTTGGCGGGAACACGTTCACTGTGCGTGATGTCACAGGCGGCACGATTCAAGATGTGCAGCCCGGTGAGCAGTGGGTCATCATACTGACTGACAACACCACGGACATGGGCTTGTGGACCACGTTCCTTTTGGGGGGCAATGCAGCCACCCCAGCGTCTGCTTCCGTGTTAGCAGGTGATGGACTCGAAGCTGACGGCTCACAACTCAACCAGATTATTGATTCGGATGAGGAAGCTGCGACACCATTTACCGTGGTCACTGGTGATCGAGCGAAGTGTCTCATCTACATCGCAGGTGCAGGCACCTGTAACTTGCCGAGTGCGGGAGCGGTTGACATTGGCAACAACTGGTTCTTTATGCTGCGCAACTCCGGCAGCGGTACGCTCAACATCGTACCTCCGTCTGGCGACATCGATGGAGCATCGAGTCTTAACCTCGATCCGAATGGCAGTACGTTCATCTTCACGGACGGCGTTGACTGGTACACCATCGGTCTGACGGTCGCTTCGGTCATCGCGTTCGACTTCGTGTCGCTTGCGGTACCGGGCTCTGGTGACTTCGTGCTCTCTGGTGCGAACCTCGACAGGATCTCGTATCGATTCACGGGCGCACTGACGGGTAACCGACGCATCGTCGTACCGAATACGACGCAGCAGTACTGGGCAGACAACCAGACGAGCGGTGCCTTTTCGCTGGAGGTCAGCACAGTTGCTGGTGCCGGGATAACTGTCCCGCAAGGGCAAAGCGTAATCCTTTACTCCGATGCTACCGACGTGATCAACGCAACGTCATCCACCAGTGTGGCGTTCCCGATCACCGTTGGACAGGGTGGCACGGGTGCGACGACTCCCGGTGGTGCACAAATCAACTTGGAAGTACCTCCTGAAGGCCGATTGATCAATACAGGTGCTGGACTGGATGGTGGTGGTGACCTAACAGGAGACCGCACGCTCATCCTCGACATCAACAGTGCGAACGTGACACCAACACCTGTCGTAGGTGACTTCATTGCGTTCGAGGACATCGATGACAATCTGACGTACAAAGCGACGATTCAAGACATCGTCGATCTGGCCTCGCCGGGTATCACCATTGAAGACGAAGGTGTGCCGTTAGCGACGTTGGCAGACACGCTCGACTTCGTAGGGGCAGGTGTAACGGCAAGTGGTGTCGGTTCGACGAAGACAATCACGATTCCCGGCAGCGATGTCGGAGCGAGCGCAGCACTCGGTCGTCTGCTGAAGGGGGATGGCTCTGGTGGTTGGGTTGATGCTGGAGGAAACATTGAAATTGGTGTAGCGGGAGATATTAAAACTAACAACGGTCAAAGCTTCATCGCATCGAGTGGAGCTGATCAAGTAGAACTGTTCGTAGGAGGGGGGACTGCTTTCCTCGTTTCCTCCGGTGGCACTATCTTCCACTTCCAGACCGATGAGATTTGGAGGTTCACGAATGGGTCTATCTTCTTAGGCGAGCGGTCGGGTGGTCCTGAAGCACAGGTTGGAGGGTTTGGTCAGCTTTGGAGTGATGGTCCCAATGTAGTCGGCACGAATCCGAACACGATGCACTTTGAGGATGATTCTGGTAATGACTACAGGATTGATGGGATGCAGCGCAGAGCTACTCTTGCTCTTGATGTAATGAATAACGACGATGTCCTCGCTAACATCGGCAACTTATCTAACTACCACATCGCTCCCGCTCGACGTTATAAATGCAAGGCGACCATCTTCTGGTCTTCAACCACAGTGGCTGACATTAAGTTCGCTCTGGACTATAGCCAGACACCGGAAGAAACAGGGTTTGCCATATGGACGTCCACGTCTGCCGTCAGCACGGTAGAGACAGACGTAGAGCTGAGTGCCTTTAATGAAATCAACATCACCACGATGGAGACAGGGACAAACTGTGTGCTGATTGAGTTTACCTTTGAGTCACACGCTACGCTGGCGGGAACTCTCGCTTTGCAGTTTGCACAGAACACAGCCAGTGCTGTGAACACTACGATCCTCCAGCCTTCCTTCTTTGAAGTCTCGGAGAACGACAACATCTCATGAGTGACCTTTAATGCCTGAACAACCTGCATTGCTAGCGTCTGCTCCCGGAATTAAACGGGACGGGACGCGTTTCGACAGCGAGCACTACCTCGATGGTCAGTGGTGCAGGTTCCAGCGTGGCAAACCAAAAAAGATTGGCGGCTATCAGCAGGTCACCGACACGGTGCCGGAGATTACTCGCGGCATAGCTTCGTTCTCTGCAGACGACATCCAGTACTTACATCTTGGTCATCCGAATACCATCGGGCAGTACCAAGTGTCGAACGGTTCGCTTAACCTGTTCAGTGATCGCACGCCTGCAGGATTCAATGCAGATCTCAACAACCTGTGGCAGTTCGACATCTTCGCCGACACGGGTGGTACCGGTAATCATTTGCTGATGGCGCACGTTGCAGAGAACGCAGCGAACATCGACAACTCCGTCAACGGTACTCTGTACATTGACACCGTCGATGCGACGACCATCCTTAACACCACAGGTCTGCACGCTGATTACAACGCTTCCGAAGCAACCAGTGGTGGCGTCGTCGTGAGTGGCGTGTTCACGTGGACTTACGGCAGTAAGGGACTCATCCTTCAGTCACAACCTAACAATCTTACGTTGGCACCGGTCGCTATAAATATTGGTACGCAGAAGATCGTGAAGGGCATGCCGCTGCGTGGAGCTGGGCAAGGTCCCGCAGCATTGTTCTGGGGACTGGACATTCTTATTCGCGCCACTTTCATCCCCGGTGGTGGAGGTGGTCAACCTGACTTCGCGTACGACGTTATTGCTCGTGGCATGACCATCATGAGTTCTCAGGGCGTCATTGAAATGGATGGCATTTACTACTGGCCCGGAGTGGATCGGTGGTACATGTTCAACGGTGTCGTGCGAGAGGTTCCCAACAACCTGAATCAGAATTGGTTCTTCGACAACATCAACTTCCGCGAGCGGCAAAAATGTTTCGGCATGAAGATCCCTCGCTACGGTGAGCTGTGGTGGTGTTATCCAAGAGGCAATGCAACCGAGTGCACGCATGCAGTTGTTTACAACGTGCGCGAAGGTTACTGGTTCGACACTGCGTTGCCTGACAGCGATGACCTCAATCAGGGACGTTGCGCAGGCATCTACGCCGATGTGTATCAGCGTCCCTTCATGGTGGACAACGAGATCGTCTCCGGTGCAGGTCGCACACTGTGGCAGCACGAGACTGCGTTCGACAAGATCCGTTTGAGTAACATCAGTGCGGTGCGCGCGTCGTTCGAAACACATGAGTTTGCGTTGCTTGACCAAGGCGACGCGAACAAGTCTCTGCGTGTTGCACGGATCGAACCCGACTTCGTGCAGGCAGGTGACATGACGGTGCAAGTTAAGGGTCGTGCGAACGCTAAAGCCAGCGTCGTGACGTCAGATCCGGAGACGATTTTTGCGACACCTTCGGCAAGCGACGAAGAAACTGTTAAATTTAAAGACATCCGGCGGCTGATGAGCTTCAAGTTTGAGTCGAACACAGGCGGAGGCAACTTCGAACAGGGCAAGACCTACGCGCACATTGAACCAGCCGACGGAAGGGTCGAGTCATGATCATCGATCCCCGAGGCTTCGCTGACAGTGAGGTGATCCAGTGGGCTGACCGGATGACTGGTGAGCTGGAGTTTTTTTCCAGCGACCAGAATGGATCCGATCCCAACTACCCCCGACTGGACGATCCAGCTGAGTGGCAGCAGTGGGCGAGCGGCGTGTTTGGCGGAGTCGATGCGTTGGGGCAAGATGTGCCTGACCCAATGGACTATGACAATTGGAAAGAGTGGGCGAGGAGAATGTTCTCCACCACAAACTTTATGGGATAGAGCGATGGCTACACGAAATAATTCTGCACCCGAAGAGGCTAACGCCGGAGCGGCAATCCGTGCACGACGCGGTCTTGCTCCCATGCTGGCAGAACAAGGTGGCGACAAAGAGATCGTTGATGCTGCTGAACTGATCGAGGGCGTCCCCGGTGGTCCTGAGTTGCTCTACTCGTTTGCTATATCAGAGATGATGAAGAAAGCGGGTATGGCTACGAGCGACGCCAAGAAGGTGAAGTTGTACGAGATCGGTGGCTACGTCGATAAGGCCGAGGGTGGTCTGGCGAAAGCTGCTGAGACGACACGCAAAGGCGGACGCAACGGTGACTCGATGATGGTGCACATGACGCCTGAAGAGTTGGGCGTTCTCGAAGGAATGTGGGGCAAGGCCGACGTCAACCCGAACACCGGCATGCCTGAGTACGGATTCTTCTCCAAGATCTGGAAGAAAGTAAAGAAGGCAGTGAAGAAAGTCTTCGAATCCAAGATCTTCCAGATCGTTGCTCCAATTGCACTGAGCATTTTCGCACCCGGACTGGGTACGTGGGTCGGTGGCCTGTTGACCGGAGGTGGGTCAGGTGCTGCGGCGAGTATCATCGGTAATGCAGTAGTCCGAGGTGGCCTGTCCGCAGCAGGTGGTGGCGACTTTGCAACGGGTGCAATCTCTGGTGCTGTCGCTGGAGGTCTCGGCGACGTCGCGGGTGGCTTCGTGAAAGATATTGCTCCCGGATTGCAGGACTCAACTGCAGCTCTCATCGGTTCAAGCCTCGCCAGTGGCGCAGGTGCCGAATTGACCGGTGGTGACTTCGCAACGGGTGCTATGCAGGGCGCAATGAGTCAGATGATGCAGCCAACGATGGAGGGCATCACCGAGAGAGGTCAGGAACTATTCAATCTCGAAGATCCGGGTGCCGGTGGCATCATGGCAGTGCGGCCCACTGAAACGGGTGCGCTGTCGGCTGTTGCTGACCCAGCTTCACAAGATCTGATCAGCCTCGATGCTCCGTTACCTATGAGTCCGGTCCCTGAAGGTTCGGTGCAGACTACCGAAGATGTGTTTGGCGAATACCCTGCTGGCACAGGAGCCCCTGCCGCTGCCTCTGCTGGAGCACCTCCTCCAGCAGCAGCTCCGCCGACGGGTGGTCAGAGCGATCTGATGAAGTACGCGCTCCCAGCCATGACTATGATGGGTGCACTGCAGGGTGGTGAGTACGAAGAAGAGCCACCTCCTGAATTGCCACCGCACATGTTGGAGTCACTGCCGATCTACGATAGCCAGCGTCAGTTCATTGGCCCGACAGATCCGAACGCGTACTACACGTACGGCAGGGCAGGAGCACCGCAGACAGGTGAGAGCTTGTTCATCACTCCAGATCCTTTCGCTGGAGAGACTGGCACGCCAACAGCTGGACCGGGTCCGACGGGCGGACTGGGAGCACAAGATCAGATCGCTGCGCTGATGGCACAAGGTCAGCCTGTTCCAGCCAACATGGTCCGGGGTAATGGTGGCCGACTGCGAGCAGCTGGCTACAATCTGGATCAGAACACCGGCACGTGGATGCCACCTCCGCCAGAGCTTGGGCAAGGCACTGGCTTCCAGCGTGGAGGTCACTTCGATCACTTCGCTCAGAACGCCGACGTACAGCGCATCAGTCCCACTGTGAGCGCCGCAGGGCGTTATGTTAAAGGACCGGGCACTGGTAGGTCCGACGACATCCCGGCGCGACTGAGCGACGGTGAGTACGTCATAGACGCAGAAACGGTGTCACTCTTGGGTGACGGATCCGGTGACGCGGGAGCGAAACGGTTGGATGAGATGCGCAGGGAAATTCGGATGCACAAAGCGAAGAACCTGAGCAAGGGTGGCTTCAGTCACAAAGCGAGGTCGCCTGCGAGCTACATGCCAAGGCTTAGAGCTGCGGCAGGGAGAGCGTAATGGCTGACAACATTGCCGACTTTCTGTTTGAAGGAAAGCCTCCGCAGTCCACTACAACGTGGGGGCAGACGGTTGAAAACATTCCCAAATGGATGTCGGATTACACGCAGGGACTGATCGCGCGAGCGAATGCAGCCGCTTCTGAGCCGTACATTCCTTACGGTGGTCCGAGGATCGCTGGCTTCGCGCCGGAGCAGCAAGCTGCGTTCGGCATGGTCGAAGCGAACGTCGGTGCGTGGCAACCCTACATGGAAGCAGGAACTGCAGGCTACATGGGCGGACTGGATCGCGCTGCGAACATCTATGGCGCGGCATCTCCTTACCTCGAAGCAGGTGGAAAACAGTGGACGGATGAAGGTGTCGCCGAGTCGTACATGAACCCGTACATCAGTGGCGTCCTCGACCGACAGGAGCAGATGGCTACCCGAACACTGGAAGAAGATTTCATGCCGCAACTGTCTGGCATGTTCGGTGGTGCAGGACAGTATGGCTCTCGTGGTGGTACCGGTTCGATGGAGTCAGTCGGTATCCGAGGCGTGCGCGACATTCAGGAAGGTCTCGAAGCACAACGACTCGAAGCACTGTCCGGAGCGTACGGTCAGGGCGCAGACATCTTTGGTGCCGACATGTCGCGACAAGGCGAGCTGGCACGCATTTCAGGGGCACTCGAAGAAGCTGGTGCAGCAAGCATGTACGCCGGAGCCCAAGGTCTTGGTCAAATGGGCGAAGCTGCTCAGGGCATGGGTCTCATGGACGCTGCATCAATGGAAGGCATCGGTGCGCAACAACAGCAGCAGGAACAACAGAGTTTGGACCTTGCATACCAAGACTTCCTCGAACAACGCAACCTGCCGTTCGAAAGGTTGGGCTTCATGAACGAAATGGTTCGTGGCTTGCCGATGGACAGAACAGCAACGCGTACCGACTATGGACCGGCAAGTATTTATCAGCCGTCACCGTTGTCGCAGATGGTTGGTGCTTACGGTGTTTATCGTGGCTTAACAGATGCGGAGGGTGGGTATGTGTCCCCAAAAGCATTAGCTGAGGGCGGATACATTCCTGAACAGGAGTACGGGATAGGAGGTCTCGCCACGGCAGCGTGGAAGAAGATGTACGGGCTTGGGAAAAGTGCGTGGGGTGGGTTGAGTGCATGGGCACAAAAACTTCGTCCCGACACGACCGACAGCATCGGCGTCTTAGGTGGTCACACGTTGGCTAACGACGAGGCTGACAAGAAAGATATCGAACTGCAATGGAAACAGGACTAAGCAAATGGCAAACGGCGCATTAGAGCAAGCGACTACCCTCACTCCTCCAGAGGAGGAGCAAGCCATTACGTCTGAGCAACTTGTCGAACGTGCGACTAACCCTGCAGCAGGGCAGAGTTTGTCTACCATGATCCTGATGAACAAGCAGAATGCGATTGAGCGTCTGCGGGCAACACGTGAAAACTTATCTTCCCGTCGGGATGACGCACGTAAGCGGGAGAAACAGGACAAGTGGCTTGCGATGGCGCAGGCAATGTTATCACCGACGCAGACGGGTGCGTTCGGCGAGAACGTCGGCATGGCTGCAGGTGCAATACGTGACGAACGTGCGCGAGGAGCAGATGCTGAAGTAGCTCACGATGAGCGGATGATGGACATGGTGGCTGCTGAGACCGCTATGGAGAGCGAGGCTGTCGATCAAATGCTTGAGCTAGCTGGGCATGGGGCTGCAGGCAAAGCTATTCACGGTGCTATCCAAACGATGGTGCACCCTGCTGACATGGGTAAGGAAGTCGAGAATCAGCGCATCGTCTTTGGTGCGATGCAAGTAGATCCGGAAGCACCCGAGCTGGGTCTGAAGCTGACACCTTTGCAAGGTGCAGACGGTACGATGTTTGAAGCGGCATCGAAATTAGATCCTGCGCGTGCAGCTGCACTTATCCGAGCAGCCGAGAGAGCGCAGGCTTCGACCGGTCGCAGTGAAGATTTTATCAATGAAGCGTACGGACGGAGGGCTCCGCTTCTAAATATCAGGGAGGTGAACAGGCTTATCGAAAATGCGGATACTATAATTAAGACCAGTGGTATCCAACACCTGAAGAATCGTGCCGCGAATTGGCTTGGCATTGACTTTGGTGACACCGTTGAGTTGACTGAAATACAGATGCGGATTGCTCAGGACTATCTCGATAAACTGGCAGATTTAAAAGGTCCAGCGTCCGACAAAGACCTCGCGGAAATGAAAGGCATCTCCGTCGGCATGGGGCAGAACACGACTGCGAACTATCGCATGCTGAAACAAATGGAGGGCATCTACACGAATGCAATTCGCACAGGTATCCGCGAAGCTTATTTCGCTTCGGTAAATTCGACGTCTGCGATTGACAAGCGGAGTTACATGCACTCCGTTGCAGATTTGTGGGAGTCCGTCGGAGGGTACAAATTCGCACCAGATGCCATCTTCGTTAAGACGAGGGCTGATTACGACAAGTTGAAGCCGGGTGACAAATTCTATCGCATTGATCACTGGGGTTCTCCTTACGGGGAGAAACCTTTCCCGACTGAGGCAGAGTAATGGCAGACGAAGATCTCATCGAAGAAGAAGTTTTAACACCTGCTCCAGTAGAACCTGCTGCACCGGAACGTGGTGAGTGGGGTGAAATCCTACAGCAGCGTTCTGATCGTGCAGTTGGCGAAGATCTGGGACGTGCTACTGACCTAGGCTGGATGGGTGAGGCAGCACAAGACCCGGTTGGCTTCGGTCAAGACACTGGGTTGGAAATCATGCGCGAAGGTACGCTTGGGGGCGTGAGCCTTGAAGACATTCGCCAGAAAAATAGAGGCATGAGTGAATTCCCGTTGCAGCCCGGAGCGTCGGCTGCAGCGGCAGGCTCTTACGAAATAGATCCTGAAACTGGTGAACATGCTTTAGGTCCGGAGGGGAAGAAGATCCCCATTCTGAATGCCGAAGGTGAACTCGCAATGGAATCATTGCCCGAGATGTTCACGGGCAAGACCATCATGAATCCTGCCTACGAAAGAATGTCAGAGCGTTTGGACAATCCGGACCTGACTTTCTTCGAGCGAGTGGGTTTGATGCTGTCGCTCAAAGAGATGGAAGGTAGCGAAACCATACGCGCAGGGTCAAGTATGGGTGAGGGGATGTCGCTGGCAGACCAAGCCCTGATCTCTGCCGCAGCACTCACCATGTTCGACCCTTCAGAGATTGCACAGATGCTGACGCAAGTGGATCCGGAAACGGGTGAGCGTAAATGGCCGCAGTTTGATATTCAGCACGCGCCTGATGGAACTGTCCTCGTTAGCAATAGAATCAACGGTGCGCGAGCAATGATTAATGCTCCCGGCGTGAGCAAGATGGATGTGATGCAGGGAGCTGGTCTTGCTGCTGCGTTTACGCCTGCCGGTAAAGCTACCGCAGCTATGAAATCCACACTCCCTCGCATGATGGTTGGTGCTGGCACCGCAGGTCTGACTGAGACTGTTATCCAAGCAGGACATGAAGCAGTGGGAGGTCAGTTCGATGACATGGATGTCGCGTTGAGTGCAGGCCTCGGTCCTCTCATCGATATAGCACGTCCTGCGATTGGTTTGGTTCAACGATCAGGTAAATTCATCGGCAGTTATATCCCCAGCTCTTGGACGAAAGGGACGGGGGAATTTGTAGAGAGGCACACGCGAGGATTGGCTGGTGTCATTCCTGCGTTCAAGCACGAGGTCATCGAGTTTTCTGAGAAGGCTGCAGACTGGTTAAAGTCTGGACGTCCCGCGAAAGTCATGACGGAAGACGCAATCCCTGAGATGCACTCCCCACGGATGAAGATCCTGCTCAAGGTGGTTGAGCGTATGTTCCTTACCGGTACCGGTGGTGTTCGTGCCGCTCAAAAGGAACAACGTGTTGAAGTTATACGTTATGTGGCAGATAGGTTTGGGGTTGATCCGGTCACCAACTACGGTGCCAAGGTTCTCAAAGAGTTGAGTGGTGCCACAGGTGACGCGCTTTACGTTGCACGTGCACAGGCTGATGAAGCAGTGCAAGTAATGGCTGACAATCCAGAGATGCGGATCAACATCAGAGATTTCCGATTCAAAATGTATGATCTCATTAAAGCCGAAGAAAAATACGGAGATCTGGCAGACCCCGCTCTTATTGATGTATTGAACACAGCTCGTAACGCTGTGTGGCAGGGAGGTAAGGAACAAGATTTCGCTCGTGGGTTCGGTCACATTTCTGACTGGCTGCAACGATTGAGAGTGGAAGCATCCTCAGGAAAGCCTGCTGTACGGGTGGCACTTAATGAGGTTGCTGACGCATTGGAGGCAGACCTTAAACTTGCAGCACGAGAGCAAGGTGGTGATGCAGGACAGCAATGGTTGTCTGGTCTTGCTAAAGAGGCGGAACTCGTTGCAGCAGCGGAGGGTAAATCTCTTAGAGCTGTGATCAAATCAGGCGAGGTCGATTCAGCAGTCATTGAAAGAGTTATGCGCCGAGGAAATGTTGACGACATAAAACTTCTACGTGACAACCTCAGCCCAGAGGGTAAGAGAGCAGCACAACAATGGATCCTGCATGATGCTATGCGCTTCGCCGGTTGGCGTCGAACAGCAGCAAGTGAAGCTCTCGTTTCTCCTAATGATTTCCTAAAGTATATGTCAGGTGACTCTGTTGAGGGACAGATTAGAGGTTTCTTCCCCGCAAAAGAATTCGACGGCATGTTGGAATACCTGAGAATGACTGCTCAGGTAGAGAGCTTGGGTAAAGGTGTCGGTATAGCTGCGGCAGGAGGCTTCGGTACCTTTGCTGGGAACGCTGTCAACTTTGCAACTTTAGGCATCGCTGGTTTGTTGGGTCATGGTTATCAGAGTGCACCCATTCGTAACTTGTTTCTGCGGCTGTACCACATCGGACCTGATGTGCGTGCGAAAGATGCCATCATGAGAGAACTCACGCCGCTGCTCATGGCAGGTGGCCGACAGTACATGCAGGATTTGACCGAGAACGATCCTCAGGGGAAAGTCTACCTCTCTGATGAGGCCTTAGAAGTGATGGGGCAGACACGGGAGCCCGGTTTGATAGATCAACTGAGAGAGAATCTAGGGGCAGCTACTCCGGGAGCCGGAGAGGAAGGAGGTCCCGACATGACTGAACGTCTGACGGAAATGGTAGAAGAAACTCTGGAGCCACCACCGTAATGCCAGCCAAGAGAATCAATCGCAAGGCGAGAAATAACCATGGGCAGATAATGCCAGCTGGCTCCCGTGTATTCCTGCCTGACTTCCCAGATCAGATCCGCGCGATCATGATGAACGGCATGGACGAGGACGACATCTCCGAGGTGTTCGACATCAGTCGCAGGCAGATGGGTATCTGGAAGGCACAGTACCCACACTTCAAGAAGGCTGTCGAGCAGGGCTACACCGATGCAGATGCTGCGGTGCTGAACGCTCTGTTCCAGACAGCGACCGGCTACACGCACGACGAAGAAAAGATAATGATGTGGGACGGTGAAGTCATCCGTGCCGACACCATCAAGCATTACAAACCTGACGTGCAAGCAATCAAGTTGTGGTTGACCAACCGTCAGAAGCAGAACTGGTCCGACCGTCGTGAGACTCAAGTCAGCGGTAAGGAAGGAGCACCCATTGGTATTCGTGACGAGACGAAGATGGAAGTCATGTCCAGCATCCTGTCACTGATTCACCCGAAGCCCGACAACGCAGTGATCGACGGGCGCACCGGAGAAGTAGACGATGCCTAGCACATCAGATAAGCAACGCAAGTTCATGGCAGCTGCTGCGAACAATCCTAAGTTCGCTGCGAAGGCAGGCATCTCTCAAGGTGTTGCTTCCGAATTTCATGAAGCCGACAAAGGTGCATTGCACATGGCGACCGGTGGCAGGTCGTGGGTTGGTAACTGGGGGGCAACCAAGAATAAGGGTTTCGCGCTGTACGATCTGATGGCACCGGGGTCTTATAGCGCGAAGGGAATTAACAAGAAGGAACGCAAACGTCGTAAGCGTGCGGCGAGCCTGCAGGAGAAGGGTCAGTGGGGTGACGAGATCATGACTGGTGTCAAGAACCCCGACAAGCGTCGTAACCTTGTGCGTGCTGGTTGGTATGCAGATACCCCTAGCGCCACACGTAAAGGCGTGCAAGGAGCGAAAGGAAAGTCAGGCAAAAAGTACGCCACGTCACTCAACAAGAACACTGTGTTTTACCCACCGCAAGGAGTAGGTGGCACTGGACGACCGGGTCAACCGGGTCAACAATTTGTGAACAAACTGCGTAACCTGACGCCGGGTCAACCTTACGTCCCCGCTGTGGATCCGCGCATACAATATATCTCACGACCGGGAGGTGCTGAAGGAGGTACCGTGGAAGAAATAGTAGGTGTGAAGAGTGACTTCGAACGGGATTACCAGAGCGCACCCGGAGAGTACAGTCCGCAGACAGCCGAAGAGATTGGTCCCGCGCTTGAACAAATGCTGTCGGACATGAAAGGCACGAAGAGTGACGCAGAGTCGGCAGTGATCGACTACGGCTGGGAGAACTCGACTCCTAACTTGGAAACCAAAACAAATATCGATGAGCAGCTCGCCACCATGAATGGACCGCAGCAAGTAGAGTTCATTAAGCCTCGACTGATCGGTGCGATGCAAACTTTCAAAGATATCGGACAGTCAAAGCATGGGCAAGGTCACTCTATTGCTGACTACATCCGTGCGCAGTCCCAAGTACGTCTCTGGCGTGGCAAGTGGAGCGAAGCGCTGCAGAGACAAGCGCAAGAGTCAAAGGGTCAGATGTCTGACTTTGAACAGCAGCAGATGGAGCAGATGATGCCCGGACCCGGAGCGACCCCCGAAGACTTGGGTCGCATGCCGACAGCAGACGAGCTGAGACGCATCGGTGTTAACGACCGTGGCGAAGACATCTTCATGCCGGGAGAAGAGCCGGGTATGTGGGAAGGCGGACTCGCACCGATGGAAGATTTGCGTCAACGAATGGATGCACCGGGTCTTAATTTTCAGGAAGGTGGTGACGTAGATGCGGATTGGCTTGCGGACGCTCAGGATTATTTTAACTTAGGCAACGAACCACTCACGCAGAAACAACTCATCAACAAACTGGGCGGAGGGATCAAAGGTTTCTTCCGGCTTATGAAGCTTACTAAGGAAGGTGGTTGGATGGCGGACACGAGTCAGGGAGGAGATCCCACCAAGAACACGCTGTACTACCCACCGGAACCGACTGGCGTAGCTGGTACGGGTACCGTTCCCTCGCTCACTCCGGACATCCGTCCCGACGGTGGCGTCCCACTACTCACTGACCCAGTCGCAGGCGCAGGTCCTAACCGAGGACCACGTGGTGGAGGTGGACGTCGCGGAGGTGGTGGACGACGTGGCGGAGGTGGAGGTGGTGGACCTCCCGGTGGTGGAGGAGGCGGAGGCGGAGGCGGAGGTGGTGGTCTGCCGCCTGACGTCGAGCCTCCCGTTGTGCCTCCCTTCGTCCCACCAGATCCACGAGCAGGAAGAGACACTGAATATTCAAGAGCATTACTTGCACACAAAGCACGTGTCGCAGCATCATTAGCGGTGCCACCGGGTGGCTACGCAGGAGGAGGTCAAGTGAATTACTACGAGGAAGGCGGAGCTGTCCGTCCCGGTCATGCAGAGGGTGCGAATCCGTACCCAGTAAACAGTGCTCGATACAACTACTGGGAGACCCGGAATCATGTGGCCCCACCTCCACCTCCACCCCCACCTCCGCCTGAGGAAGATGTCCCGTGGTACAAGAGAATCATGGACTACGGAGACACCACCAAAATTGACGAGGGTCTAGCAGAGATGGAAGAAGCATACGGTGGTTACATTCAGAATTATCAGCACGGTGGACTGGCTTCCGCAACAGGATTCGCAGGTCCGCCGAGAGGTGGCGTGCCTCCGCAGATGAGAGGTGCGATGCCGCGTCGAGGTGGCATCCCGCCGCAGATGCAGGGTCGTCCTCCAATGGGTGGTGGCATGCCGTGGCGCGGTGCACCTCCGCCTCGTGCCATGCCCGGTGGTGGTCAAGGAATGACTGCTCCATGGCAAGGTCCGGGACCGAACCCGATGGGTGGAGGTCGGGGCATGCCACGAGGAATGCCGCCGGGTAAAGGACCGGGACGAACATCTCCCCCGATGATGCCGCCCGGTGGTGGTAACCTCCCCGGTCCACGTGATCGAGTGCATCCTACGCAACGGATGGGTGGTAGAGACCTGATGTCTCGACTTCGTAATCAGACGCAGAGATTCCAGAAACCTAGCGGCTACGATCCGAGAGGCGGACCCATCGCACCTCCACCGGGTAAAGGACCGGGTGGAGTGACAGGTGGACCTATGATTCCTCCGAACCTGCGCGGTCACATGCAACGGCAGCGGATGATGAATCGTCCTAGGCGTGGCGTCCCCGGACCAGCCGGAGCGGGTGGCCCACCGAACCGCGTGGGGATGAG